TACTTCTTCGGTTTCTTGCCCTTCGATTTCAAATTCCACCTTTTCTTGTTCAGGGGGTGAGCCTGGTTCGATGGTAGACCATTCAGTCTCTGCCATAGTATTTTCTCCTGTTTAACGTCTGCGGCGAAATAGACGAATAACGCCGATATATAATATTATATAGTATGATTGTTTAATTCACAAGAGTAGCTGTGAATTTTTTTAATTACTTAGATTAAATGTAGGGTCTAAGTCTTTTGCATCTTCGACTACCATTTTGATGTCATCATCAAATAATAGCAAAAGATTTATGCCCTTGTAAAAGAACTTGCTCCCTGTATGTTTTCCATAACACACAAAGTCACCTTCTTTACACCAAGGACCATTGGCAAACTTCTCGTCTTGATACGCTAGGTCGCCAACTTTTAGAACACGGCCAACTGTTGTAAGGTAAGCCATGTCCGATTTGGTTGAGTCAGGCAAAAGGATACCACCCTTAGTTGCTGACTTAACTGATACTGGACGAACAAGGATGTGGTATCCAGGGATTGCTGGAAGCGGATTTGGGTCTGCAATATCCTCGTCTGTAATCCATTCATCATTTTTCAAAGCACTAGATGCAGCTTGCATATTTACTCCTCTTCGATATATTTATTCAGATAATCTTTGATAAGACCTACGGCCTTTTCTAAACCAGCGATTGTTCCCACTGATTCACAGTATCTAGAATAATCCGAAGCGGCTCCATACGCAAGCGAATTTTTTATAGATTCAATTTCTTTTTGTATCTCTTTTACTAACTCTTCGTAAAGCACTAATTGTTACCTTCTGACTTCATTACCTGTTCCAATAGTTTAGCAGAAACTTTTGCCGACTCCAAGTCATTTTGTTCTTGGGCTTTTAACAGGTCAGCCATTACGTCCATAGCTTTCAATGCACGCTTATGGTCACGGTCTTCCTGTTTCTGGTAGGCTTTCATTTGTTCCTGCGCTCCTTGGGACTGGGTATCTAGAACAATTTTTTGTTCTTTCAAGTCAAGGTCACGATTTTTAAGTGCGGCATCTGCTTGCGCTTTAGCAATCTGTGCAGCAGTTTTGTTTTGCTCTACTTGAAGTTTCTGCGCTTCAATTTGTAGCATCTGTTGTTCAGGTGTCATCGGACCTTGTGCAGCTGCGATGTTTGCTTGCAGAACCTGCTGTGCGGCCTGTGCCTGAACCATTCCAACAGCTTGCGGGTCAAGTGCGATTTGTCCCATAACCTGTGGATTTTGTAATGACTGTTGATACAATCCATCCATTTGTTCTTGATACTTGACAAGCATATGCTCAGATATATTTGCTTGCAATGCTGCGCCAAGTTTTGCAAATGCAGGATTACGTTGATTCATTGGGTCTTGCAAGTAAGCAGTCTTAACCGCAATGTGTGCATCATGGTTTTGTCCTGTAAACGCTTTGATAGGTTTGCCATCAGCAGCAGCCATAATATCTGACACAGGGTCAAGCGGCGCTGCTTCTTTTTTTAATGGCATAAGTCGTTCTACATCGGGTACATTAGCAGTAGTAAGAAGCATTCTGTTAATTGCTTCCATATCAAACATTCCTGGTTCTGACTGGGCAGCAATTTGCTGTACCATTTGAACAAGCATCATGCGCTGTGCATTAGATGGAATGTTTGGGTCAGATACTGGAATAATATCTACACGGCCATCAAAGTCTGACTTGAATACTTTTTCGCTTATACCTGGAAGGTCATACGGATATTCATTAGGTAGATACTCATGGTCAATACGTGCCAATACTTTAAACTCGTCACCCTGTGCTTTATGCAGCCGCTTGTGAATAGCGGAGAAGAACTTGCTTGAGGCTTCAAGCAATGCCATTGTTGTGCCAACTGGACCATAGCCACCGCTGTCTGCAATAACTTGCTCCGTGCTGTCAGCAAACTTCTGACCTGCTCCTGTCACAAAAGACAGCATGTTGAACAAAGTCTGTGAAGGTTCTTTGAAAGGCAACGGGATAATAGACTTAGACAAGTCCATGCCTGTTGCTTCTACTTCTTTAAATTCCCCAGGTGCAATAGGGTCGTTGTCACCCACCATACGCACGCCTTTAGCTTTGAAGCCACCAGGGAGGTTAGCAAACTGACCAGCATCAAGCAGGCTGCGCATAGCAGCGGTAGCAGACATAGTAAGGTTACCAAGGAAGTGAATAAGACCCAGACCATAGAAACCGAAGCCTGGTACATAGCGGTAATGAGTAAAGTGCATTTTCTTAACATACTTGTCATCTCCTTCTGACCAGTTACGGCGAATCGAAAGAACCTGACCCGACTGCTGCTCTACAGTTACAATATATGGACAGGCACTCTTGCCTGTGTGCATTTTATCTTCTTCAAGTTCTAGATAGCAGTGCTGTTCTAGCAATACATACTGTGGGTCATTATCTCCTGCAGGTGACAGACCAAGAACTGTGTCCATCTTTTCTGCCATTCCTGACAAAGTAGGAACACCCGCATCAGGAAGTTCCATGTCGGCATACATACCTGCTTCTATTTGGCGAGATAAATCGACAGGGCTGCGGTAAATAACATGAGTGTAACGGTCTGCTCTACGAAGGTCAGACGCATAGTAAGACACATAAAACTGGTCAATAGGTACGAACTCACTAACGGGTCGGTCAAGACTTGAATCATAATAAATCTTTTTAACAGCAGAACCAATCAACGGCAGATGAAATAGCATACGCTCAAACTCATCGAAGTATTCAGGCATCTGAGTAGTTATCTGATAGTTCATAAAGTTCTGTACACGATTAGCTTGCTGCTCCCTTTCTAGTGTAGCATCACCAAGAACCTGCGCCCGTACTGGACCTTTGGCAGGAAACAATTCTTGCGAAGCTTTAGATTGAAACTTAACTGCTGACTCAATCAACAATGGATGCACAGCAGTGGCTGCACCCTCAAATGGTTCAGTCGTATCTTCTAGCTTCAGACCAAGCAGGTCAAAGCCTCGCTCAAACATTGATTCCCATTCTGCACGAGAATCTTTGTCTGCTTCAAACTTGTCAATAACTGTGTGTCCAATCTCTTCAAGCTTATCTTCGTCCAAGATGTCTACAAGGTTCTCGTAGAATCCTGAGTTCATGTTAACCTCTACTTCGATTGACTCTGCTGAACCTTCAAGGTCTACAGTAATCTCGCCTGTCTCTGGGTCTACCTCAAAGGTTGCTTCCGTTTCGGAGGGTTGCTGCATTTCCATGCGAATAACATTATCACCCTCTGGGCGTTGCTCATAAGGATTTCTCTCTGTTGCCATTATGTTTTTTTCCTCGCCTTTGTTTTGCGCTTCATCTGGTCAATATATTTTCTATACACAGAACTAGCACTTTTCTTTCCTGCTACTTTTGCTCTCTGCTCCATAGCAATTGCTGCCTGTATTTTATGGGCATGTGTTCTACCACTACCCTTAATTTTTTTAACGCTTGCCTCTGCATCTTTAACCGTAGCAAACTTTAAACCACGTATTGTACCTTTGGGATTTTCATCCGTATATAAATCTGAATGTTTTTTACTTCTTGCGGGTTGCCCCTTTTTACGTGGTATACGTGCAGCCATATCTAATCTTACTTATTAGTTAAAATAAATTCATCATATCGCTGTTCTGCGCAGCGTGTAAATTGTGGTGTTCCTTCGGCGTGTCCAAACTTTGTACATAACTTTAGGGCATTACTTAAAGCCAACTGCTGTAGGTCTAACTCCTTTTTCATTTTAGCTACTGCAAACATTGGTGTGCAAGACGATAAAAACAAAGCTGCTAATACAACCAAAAGAACCACAAAGATTTTAGTTCTAATATCCATACGGCATATTATACCATTAAGTTCTCCAGTATCCAACCCTTTTAGTTCGCCTTGGGTTATAATCATCTTCCCAGCTAGGGTCTTCATTGTGTGACACATGCCAGCTGTCCCGCATATAGTGTATAGCCATAGTCATTGCGTCTACTTGGTCATCATGTGCGCCATTGGGAAATGCTAGACATTCATCGTATAAATCCTTTGCCCACTCTTTACCCGTGGGGATGTATACACGACCCGACTCCATAAGAGGGGTGGCGGCGTAGACACGTGAAACCTTGTCCCTGTCAGGAAGATAGTCAAGAACTGGAAGCCCTGCAAGTCGCATATCTTGGAGGAGCGATTGTCCAGAAGCTTTCTTCTCGATAATACACACATCTGGCTTGTGTTTTTGGTAAAGCATCTGAGCCGTTCTGCGAAGGTCAGGATACTCGAAGCGGTCTTTGATATTCCCAAGAAGGATGAGGTTAGGGACAACATACTCTCCGCCATACTCGTCTTGCTCGACTTGATGAAAGATGCCCCAGGTTTGGATAACACTATAGTCTGCCGTTTTTCTAGTAGAGAAGGCCGTATCGTACGTCTGAATGATAAACTCACAGTGCGGCGGGTCTTCGTATTCCCACCACTGAAACCAATTCTTTTTGATAATCCCACCTTCGTCTGGCGATGGGTTTTGCATGTATAGCGCATCCCAGTATCTACTCCCGTTACTTGCTCGTATCTCTTGTTCGTCTAGCTTCAACACTTCATCTGGCTTCCACTCTGGAAAGTATGATGTACCTTCGGGCAAACCCAGTAGGTCTGCCGCAGTTTCGTCTAGCCATGCAGGAATGCTAATTACTTCCCACGGCTCTGTGGTAAACTCTGACTCCTGCTTGAGCAACCAGCCACATAGGTCATCAAAGTGGTAGCGTGTGTTAATAATAATGATACTGCCATTCGGCATCAAGCGAGTACGCAGACCAGAAGGCCACCACTCCTTGATATATCTACGGCCTGAGTCGCTGAAGCTGTCTTCTTCTGACATAACATCATCGAGCAAAGCCAGATGCGCACCACGACCTGCAATCTGTGACCGCACACCCGCAGCATAGTAGGAGCCATTGTGGTTTGTTTTCCACTTACCTGCCGCCTTAACGTCTGACCGCAGGGACACACCCTTGAACACACGCTGAAAGTCCTCTGTGTTTACAATGTCACGGACAGAACGGCCAAAGTCACTGGCAAGCTGGTCACTGTGGGATACAGACATAATCTCGTGGTTGGGTTCACGACCAATATACCGCGCAGGAAAGATTTTACTAGTAATAAGCGACTTACTTGAGCGTGGTGGTAGAAAGACCATCAGTCTTTTTATCTCACCATCGGC